CCACTGCGGCGGCGGCTTCTTTGAAGGTATTCACCAGCAGCGGCGTGTTCACCGCTGCTTCCGGGTCATCCAGCATATTAACGGGGGCCGTACCCACAACGATCTGCAGGCCGGAGTTGACCGTTACCGGAGCGGTGACGCTGGTCGCTGCTTCGGTCTTGTTAAAGCCATGCGAAATAGCCATCTGTCATATCCTCCTTACTTCATCAGGGCAGCAGCCTTGTTGCAGAGAATATTTTCTCTGGTGCCGTCCTGTTCCAGTTTCACCCGCATTTCAGCGAGTTTGTCCAGCGGAACGATCAGTGCTTTCAGAAGCGGCACCTGTTCCACTTTTTCTTTCAGCTTGTCGGGCAGGCCGTCCACGAAAACCGTGTACTGCGGTGCGATGCCCTTGATGGTCGGGCCGCAATATGCCACGGGAACCTGCACCTGCGCTACGGTCTGTTCAGGCTGATTTTCCTGAACTTCTGCCGCTGCTTTCTTTTCAGTGCCCATATTAAATCAACGCCTCCACTTCTTCATTTTTCAGTGCGTTCGGGGTCTTGCAGATCAGATTCACAATTCCCCAGTAGTAGTGATCCATGTCATCGTCCGAAAGTTCCCACTTTCTGGGATAGCCCAGCTCAAATGCCCCGCCGAAAACCGGCTTGCGCTTGAAGTGCTGCATAATCGTTTCTTTGATGTTTACGGTCTCCACATACCCCTGCCGATCAATTCCACGGTCATAGCTGCAAATAACCAGCTGCATGAGAACCAGCTGCGGATCATGGTCATTATCGACCTCGCCGCTCGATTCGATTACGATGATGCAGGGGTACATGGCATCGTTTGTGTCAATGTCATCATCGTTGTCCGTCTGTGTCGGCAAAAACTGCTTATAAATCTTGAGGGGCTTTTCTCCCTCCTGTCCGGTAAACTT